GTGGAGAAAGATACCACACATTAACATTGTAGATACCAAGACAATCGACTATGATAGTATCGGTGACTATCTCGATTGGTGTAACAAGAACTTTAATCTACAAAAGGAAAGTATTGGTGTTGATGCACTTGGTGGTGTCCAGTTTGTGCTACAAGAGTTCGAGCAGGACCGTGGATTACCTATTGTGGGTATTCCGCAGACCATTACTACACTTGGCCCCGCACTCATTACCTTCGAGACAATGGTAAGAGAAGGTCAGTTAACCATACGACGAGACCCATGTCTGCGTCACTGCATCAACTGCGTAGGACTTATCGAAGGTCCGAATGGTGATAAACGACCATGTAAGGCAACATCTACAGGACAAATCGACCCTGTGATTGCCAGTTTGCAAGCATTAATCGTAGCAATCGAACACGGTGCAATGAAGAAACCATCGTATCAGACTGCGGATCAGATTAACATCTAGACTTTTATAAATACATATATAGTTCGTGGAGATTTCATGTTTAAACAAATAAGACGATTATTCCAATGGAAGAACTCATCTACATTCGGTAGTGCAGTATCTCCACAGTGGTTTCCCAGTCTCTATCAACCCGATGAGATTAATATCTTTAATGCGGAGTCCTATACTCCCATTAATCGTGCTGTAGCATTAGTCAGTAATGACATTGCTCGCATGGATATGACTGTGCAGAAGAAAACCGCAGAGGGTAAATGGGAGAGTATTGAGAGTCCAATCGACACTCTACTCAAGTGGATGCCCAACTCACTACAATGTAGTTACGATTTTAGACGAACAATCATGCGTGATTTGATGCTTTGGGGTAACGCATTCGCCCTGATCAGTAAAGATGGGTTTGGTGAAGTCCAAGAGTTAATCTATGTCACACCAACCACCGTTACGCAGATTGACAACGGNGACGGNACNTTTATCTACAATCATGCAGATTATGGTCCAATCCAACGCGATGAAATCCTACATTTCCACCTAAATGGTGAACGACCATTCTGGGGTGAGTCACCAATCGTCCGTGCAGCACGCTCACTACAACTTGCACTCATTCAAGAAGACGCAGGTCGTAACCTATATCGCACGCCGGGACTTGGTAAAATCGCACTCGAAAGTGACGAAAGTATCTCCAGTGACATGGTAGACTTACTACAGAAGTCATTTGCCGCGAAGCATGGTGGTAAAGATGGTGCAGTACAACCTATTATTACACAGGGTTCGATGTCTGTGAAACAAGTCGGGCAATCACTGAAGGACAGCGACTGGATTATGTCCAGAAGGTTCTCCATCACTGAAGTTGCCCGCATGTATTCTATTCCACCTGCGTTTCTGTTCGACTTAGAGTATTCTACACTTGAGAACAGCGGCGCACAGATGAGAAGTTACATCAGCACCTGTTTGACTCAATATATGAACATTTTTGCAGCAGAAGTTTATACAAAACTGCTCGGTGATAGTGAAAGAATACACTTTGACACTACTCCACTCCTTACTGGAACCTTCCGTGAAGAGGTAGAATCACTCCGCATGGCCTTAGATGCGGGTATCTTGACTCCAAATGAAGCACGCGAACTGCTTGGTTATGAGCATATGGAAGGTGGAGATGAGATGATTATGAGTAAAAACTACGCCGAAAAAGGCGTAAATGGGACCGATACAGAACCAGAAGGAGAAGAAAATGTCGAAGAATCCGAATGAGTATACAAATGAGACTCGAATGCTCACTAAAGACAAAGTTCACACACGAATGATGGAACTTCGCGGTCTTGTGCGTGAAGATGGTGGTATTTCTGGTATTGCAGTGCCTTACAACAAAATGTCAGTGTTATTGCGAGACAGACCACGACCATATCGTGAAAGATTCGACCCAGACAGCATGAACATTCGGTCCTAATGTGGCATTATTTGTTCAACACGCATCCTCATTACCACTTGCCAGAACTGGTGCCGAAACACTTCAGTTTGAAGAATCACCAGAAGGACTTCGTTTTTACGCAAGACTTCCAGAATCGCGTAAAGATGTAATGGAAGCAATCACTAGAGGTGATATTGGTGGTGTTTCTATTGGTTTTATGGTAGAAGAAGACACTTGGGAGCATCGCGGATCAGGCACTCCCTCTACACGGGTTGTTCGTAAAGCAACCCTCATCGAATTATCGTTGGTCGCGGCGGGGGCATACCCCGACGCCTTGTTGGATTAGTATTCCGTTTTTTAACACTTTTGGAGACATTAAATGTCAGACACAAAGAAAACCCTCGAAGCAGAACTTCGCGGTATCCTCGAAATCGAGGGTTCACTTACAGACGAGCAGTGCGCTCGCGTCGATTCCATCGAGAATGAAATCGAGACAATTGAGACAGAAGCAAGAACTGCTGCTGCAAGAGAAACCGCCGAAAAGCGTCTCAAGAAGACCTCATTCGGTATCGGTGATGCAAGAACTGTCAAGCAGGAAGATATCAATGAGCAGTATGCTCGTTGGGCACTTACTGGACAGGAATCGCGTGGTCTTGGTGACCAACTCATCACTCCTGATACCGCAGGTGGTTACGCCGTTCCTCTGGACCTCCAGAACGAACTCGTCAAGAAGATGAATGGTGTCGCAGGTATTCGACAGGCCGTCGATGTCCGTAACTATGCTTTCGATGTTCAGATTGCACAGGTTGCTGACCGACCTACTATCGTTGACTTCACTGGTGAAGGTGCCGCTTACGACGCCGTTGGTGTAACCTTCGGTCAGGTTCGCAGTTACGCATTCAAATCTGCTGCTGAGTCATATGTCTCAGAAGAACTCGCACAGGACGCTCGTCCCGCAGTCGTTCAGGAGATTCTTGAAGCACACGCCGAAGCACACAGTCTATTCTTTGATGGACAGTATGCCGTAAACGGTGCTGGTGGTGCTAACGGTCCTGAGATTATCTTTAACTCAACACAGACTGGTCTCAATGTCACTGAATCTGCTGCTGTTGATACTCTCGTCCTTGCCGACCTTATCTCTGCTTACTACGATGGACTTCCCGCTCAGTATCGCGGTGGTTCCTTCAGTTGGGTCATGCACCCCACTGTAGAATCAGTTCTTCGTAAGGAACTTGACGGTAACGACCGACTCGCGTTGCAACCACAGGCAGTCAGCACTTACGCTAACATGCCTTCCAGCAACAACATCCTCGGTATCCCTGTCATCATCTCGACTCAGGCACCTACCTACGCAGACGCACAGGCATCTGCCGCAGTTCCTGCTTGTATGCTTATGGATAGAAGTTCTTACCGCATCTTTGACCGACTCCCAATGACTACCCAGCGAGACGAGTTCTCCAAGGGTTCAGAAGGTAAGGTCGTATTCCGCAGTAAGTTCCGTTCTGACGGTCGCTGGTTAGCACCATATCGTTCAGTCGCTATCAAACTCAAGCAGGCCTGATAAAGTTTTTTAGGAGTTTCTATGTCTTACGAATTATTAACAGCAGGTACAAGACCTTATAGTATCACTACATTGAGGGAACACACCCGTGTTTCGACCAACGACTTTGATAGTGAACTTCGTAGGTCATGGTATGCTGCTTTGGGAGACATAGAAAAGAGAACTGGAATACTATTAAGACAATGTACCGTCAGGGGTTCCCTTCTGGGTTCCCCTGACGGGTATGTCTTTCCCGTAGGTCCAGTCACGAATACTTCTGGTATTACTATGACAAATCAAGAAACTGGTGAAGTCTTAACACAAGGCCGAACTGGTGATTATATCGTAGATAATACAAATACAAATCCTCGAATCAAAGTTATGGACAGGTCAAAGTTTTCTGATCCGAATGTACCTCTGAGTATTGACTTTGATGCTGGGTATGAAAATGTTCCTGATGACATTGAGATTGCCGCACTCGAACTTGCGGCACATCACTTTGAGAATAGAGAACTTACTTCTCCATTCGCCGTTTATCAGGTTCCTTCTTCTGTGTGGACTATACTCGCATCTTACGGAACGGCAAAGATATGAGAGCAGGGATAATGCGTAATGTCGCAGATATTGAAAAACCTGTTGTCACTATTTCCGACACGGGAGATAATGTCTACACCTATAAAGCGACTACTGGTTCTTTTAAAGTACCAATCTATGCTCGCAATATTTCACAACGGAAAACTGAAGATGGTTTTGTTCAGGGTTCTGGGGAAGAAGAGTGGGAGATTCGTCTTCGTTATCGCAGTGATGTTACTTATAATACTCGTCTTAAGTTTTATCTTACACGGACTACCTTTTTCTACTTGAAGATTAATCAAATAGAAAATATCGAGAACAAGAATAAAGACTTGCGTCTACGATGTGAAAGGGTAGAAGTATGAGACGAGGTAGTTTCACCACAGGTCGGCGTGTCAAGATTGACTCTAGAGAAGTCGAAGCGATGTTTGACAGACTCAAAGGTTCTGGTCGCGTCGGTAAACATAATCTCAAACAGGCATGTAAAGTGTCTTTGGAGGTTATTCGTGATGAGACGAAGAAACAAGCGAGAGAAATTGATTGGAAAACAACACCCAATCGTAAAAAGTCATTTCGCAAATCTATTATGTTAAACGGTTCTTATAAGTTCGAGAGAGTAAAGGACCGAAAGAATAAGTTTTGGTTTCGAGAGAAAGTTAACTACAAGAAACCTGCTAACAGAGTTGCTCACCTTGT